GAGTTTAATGAACAGACTTTTTCAGATAAGACGACATTACACAACTTTATAGCGAGGAAAAAATGAAAAATGTAAAAGGTTGGTGGTTGCCTGAATGGGATAATCACTTTGAAAAAATGATGTTGCCTGTAGGTAATGATTGGGCTTATCAACAAGAATCCAGAGATTATGCTTTATCTTTTGTTAAGAATTGGAACATTGCATTAGATATTGGTAGTAATGTAGGTTTCTGGTCAAAAGAACTTTGTGATAAATTTAATACAGTATGGGCATTTGAACCACATCCAGAAAACATTGATTGTTACAGAAAGAATTTAGAAACATACAGTAATTATCATTTAGAAGAAATAGCTCTATCAGACCACCAAGAACAAGACGCTGTGTTATGGCAAAGTCCAGATGAAAGTGGTAATGTCAGTTTAATTGCTCACGGTGTAGAAAATGGCAATTCAATTAGAAAATTAACAGACCATTCTAAACTAAAAAAACTAACTACAGATGTTAAAATGTTAGATGATTATATTGGTGAGTTTGAAGGCAAGAATATTGACTTTATCAAAGTAGATTGCCAAGAACACGAAAAAGAAATTACACAAGGTGGTTTGAACTTAATCAAAAACCATGACGCTGTTGTGTGTTTAGAGTTGCCTTTAAGAGATAGAATTGAACGAGCATACCATGATGAAGTTGTGAAGATGTTAAACTCAATTGGTTACCAGAGAAGAGGTAACAAAAGAAAAGAAACTATATTTACAAGATGAACATAGGTGTAGTTACAACATTAAATAAGAAACTATACAATCAGTATGGTCATAAGTTTTTTGAAACTTATAATTGGCCATTTGATTTACAGGTATATAGTGAAGACTTATTAGATATACCACATCAAAATATAATTGTTAGAAGTACCTTTGATGAAATACCAGAGTGTGAGGAGTTTGTAAACCGAAATAAACAAAGAGAAGTGCCTGATACACCTGAGGGATTTTTACTAGACGCAGTTAGGTTTTGTTATAAAGTTTATGCATATACAGATATGATAATTAATAATGAAGATTATGATGGTTTAATTTGTATAGACGCAGATAGTGTATTTTATAAACCAATTGATGTAGAGTGGGTAAAAGAACATCTACACAGAAATGATACAATGATGTGCTACCTAGGTAGAGGTAATCATTATAGTGAATGTGGTTTCTTATACTTTAATATGAAACACAAATCTACTAAAGCATACGCTAGAGAAATGAAAAGAATGTATGATAGTGACGAAATTTATCAATTGCCTGAAGTACATGATAGTTATATTTGGGACCATGTAAGAAAGGCATTTGAGTCTAACTCTGTTAAGAACCATAATATTGGTGACGGCAAAGTTGGACATGTACAAGCTAGGTCAATATTAGGTCCTATTTACGACCACATCAAAGGACCTAAAAGAAAAAAATTAATGCGAAGTCCAGAAGCGAGGGTAAAATGATTAACATTTTTATTGGATATGATAACAAAGAAAGAGTGGCTTATAATGTATTATCACATAGTATAATTCAAAATAGTACAAAGCCTGTAGCAATTACACCAATTGCATTAAACAATTTAAAAGATGATTTTGTCAGAGAAAGAAATAGTTTATCTAGCACAGAGTTTTCATTTAGTAGGTTTATGATACCTCACCTTATGAATTATCAAGGTTGGGCATTGTTTATGGATTGTGATATGTTAATGTTTGAAGATATTGCTGAGTTATGGAGAATGAGAGATGATAGTAAAGCAATTCAAGTTTGTAAGCACGATTACACACCAAAAGAAAAAACAAAGTTTTTAGGTCAACCTCAAACAGCATATCCCAAAAAGAACTGGTCAAGTTTTATGTTGATGAATTGTAAGAAGTGTACTACATTGACACCAGATTATGTAAACAAAGCAAGTGGTTTAGAACTTCATCAATTTAAGTGGTTGGAAGGCGACCACCTTATCGGAGACTTGCCTTTAGAGTGGAATTGGTTAGTAGGTGAGTATGAATTTAAAGATGATGTAAAAAATGTACATTATACAAAAGGTGGACCTTGGTTTGAAGACTATAAAGAATGTGATTATGCAAGTGATTGGTTTATAAATTATGAAGAATGTCAAGGTTGAGGGCTTTAAAACAAATACTGGTATAAAAGACAAAATATTAGAATCTTTCTGTGATTTTACACATGAAAATACCAGAACAAATATACCACAATTTGAGTTAGGTGATTGGCCAACTTTTAATAAACAAAAGTGGACTGAAAATTCTGTTGCAGTTGTCGGTACTTTGAGAGGTACAGAGACAATTATATGGGAAAGTCAAAGGCGAGGTCACAACTTTTACTATATGGACCACGCTTACTTTCATGCAACTAGATATTATCAAGGTGATATTCAATATAGAATTATTAAATCACAAATGCAACTTAATCATTTAGTTGACTTAGATGAAGAAGATTACAAAAGAATAGATAGATATAAACCAATCACAACTAAACCATTTACGAAAAATGGTAATCACATTTTATTATGCCCACCGACTAAAGCTATTTGTAGATTATATAATCTAGGTGATGAACAATCATGGATTGATGATATGGTGTTAGAATTAAAATCACATACTGATAGAGATATTATAATTAGAAAAAAAGATGAAACAAAAACTCTACAAGAACAATTAAAAAATTGTCATGCTATTGTAACTCATCAATCAACAGCAGCCATACAATCAATATTACAAGGTGTACCTAGTTTTTGTGACTTAGTATCACAATCTGTGCCTGTATCTGAGATAGATATTTCAAAAATTGAAACACCATTTTATCCTGATGATGATTTAAGAAAAGAATGGATAGATAGTTTATTAAGTTGTCAATTTAATATGTCAGAGATTAATAGTGGTAAAGCTAGAGAAATTGTAGATAGGTTGCAGTAAGATGATTATTACACATAAAATAGCATGGGACAAATGTTTATCACATCAATTATGGCCAGCAATTGAAAAAGGTTGGAAAGATGAGGGTAAAGATGTACACTTCTTTTGGGGTTTAGCAGGTAAAAATATTCCAGAGATTGCAGAATGTGAAAGAAAAGGTGAAGAGTGGTGGTATGTAGATGTCGGTTATATTACTGAACAGATTACTAGATATCCTGAACCTGTTATACACAATTACGATAAAACTTATTTTAGAATATGTAGAGGTGGTATTCACACTAATAAATTTCATGTTGTTAGTCCTGTTAGGTGGAATGTTTTAATCCAACAAGGCATAGACGCAGAATTTAAAGGCTGGCGTGATAGTGGCGACTATGTGTTATTATGTCCTTCATCACCTACCGTTACATATCATATCAATGGTATCTCACAAGAAGAGTGGATAAAACAAGTTAGTGAAGAAGTAAGAAAACATACAGATAGACCAATTAAAGTTAGAAATAAACCAAGACCTAACAATGAGTTTTGGGGTACAGATATTAAAGATGATGTAAAAAATGCGTGGTGCGTTGTGACAAATATGTCATTATCAGCAATTGATGGCATCCTAAATATGACACCAGGTTTTACACATCAAAGAAATGTGGCCTCTCTGGTAACAAGTCGTAAAATTAACTTGATTGAAAAACCTTTTAAACCAGGTAGAAAGACGGTGCAAGAATGGCTAAACATGACAGCAAACCACCAGTTTACAATACAAGAAATAGAAGATGGCTTAGCTTTCGATATTTTAAAGGTACAGTACCAGAGCGCTGGTTAGGTTTTGCCATAGCGATGGCGTCTGTTTTTGTTTTATCGTCTGCTAATATCTCTACACAATGGATAGGGTGGTCTTTAAGTGTGGTCGCTTGTATTATGTGGGTCTATTTTGGTTATAAAGATAGAGATTGGCCTAGAACTTTAATGGAGTTAATGTATATGATTTTAAGTATGAGGGCAGTTTACAATTGGTTGATAGTATGAATTTTGCTTGTATTTGTTATGGTGATAAGTATGCCGTAGAGTATGTTCAAAAACTCTACAATATGGTGAAAAGAAACACCACACTTCCTATAAATTTTGTTGTATTTACTGACCATGTTAAAATGCATAAGATGGTTGAGGGTGATATAGACATTAAAAAGTTTCCAGAAAATGATTTACAAGGGTGGTGGAATAAACTACAATTGTTTCATCCTGATGTAGAACTAAAAGGTGATACTTTGTATATGGATTTAGATGTAGTAATTACAGAGAACATTGATTGTTTCTTTACATATAAACCAGAAGCTGATTTTGTAGGTATGAATGACTTTAATCCTACAACTAAGATTTGGAATTCTAGTATCTTTAGATTTAAGAATGACAAACTACACGGCAGAATATGGCACAAATTTATGAATGATAGACCTAATCTATTAAGACGGTTTCCTGGTGACCAAAACCTCATATCTGAGTTTATTAAGAACAGTCCTGGATGTGAGTCATATCCTGATTCGTGGACACAATCTTATAAGTGGTATGACCGAAGTGGTACCAGATACTCCAGACAAGACATGACATACGAACATAATGGCGAATCGTTGGTAACCGTGTTTCACGGACAGCCAAATCCACATGAATCCGAGCAGGAATGGGTAAAAAACGCATGGAAATAGGGCTGTGCATTTTGACGCACCTCTAAAATCGTTACCAGGCTTCAAAAAAAAATCAAAAAAAGTTAAAAAAGTGCTTGCTTTACGCATGGGACTATGGTATATTATGTGTATATGATAAAGAAAAAAACACTAAAAGAAAAAATTGACGAAGCTAAGAAAAGAAATTACTTGACTCTGCTTCAGATTTTTGATATAATAATTAATAACAAAGGAGAAAAACACTATGAGTAAAGTTAAAAATTGGGCATGGGACATGGCCGAACAAGCAGTTGATAAGATTATTGTTGAACTTAAAAACAATGCAATCACTAAAGAAGCTGCTAAAGTAAAGATATTGAATGTACAATGTCTTGACCTTGTTGGAATTGATGAACAGAATGTTGATGAAGTAATTGACATGGAGTTGGAGAACGCCTAATGACACTACTAGAACACATTAAAAATATTAACGCTAAGTCTAAAAAGTGGATGGCAGAAAATCCAGGTTCATGGGCTGGTATGGTACCAGAAGATATTAAATTCTGGAACGACCAAGGTATTTTTACTGTTGAAGACTATGAGAGAGATAGTCTTATTACTAGTGTGTATGAAATGCACAAAGACGCTTATGGTGTAAAAGGTAGACATTATAACTTTAAAGAAATGTCTAATGAAGATTTACAAAAAGAATTAGACCACCTTTGTGAAGTTGCAAAGCGTGAGAGAGAAATAGAAGAAAGATATGAAGAAGCTGCTTATCAAACTTTCTTAAAAACAGTTGCTAACACTATTAAAAATGGTGCAAAAGATAAAGAAGAAGCAATAAGATGGATTTTACAAGCTGAAGAATTAATGAATGAAGAACCAGATTATATTTGTTATAAACTTGGTCTTTCATATGATAAAGAATACTTATTTAAAACTAAACACTAGGAGACACTATGATAATTAATACAGGCGATTATGTTTATACAAAAGACGGTAGAGAAGGAACTATTGTTAATATTGGTATTGCTACAGAAAAGAATGATAAAGCTGCTGAGAATGATACTAGTCTAAATGCAAAAACTTATGATACAGATTTGAACTATATTGGTGCTATCACATATTCAGGTGATAAAGGTACATATTGGTGTTACTTTGACCAAATTGATAGAGTTGAGGGTAGTGCTGTAAACGATTTGGAATGGATGCATGGATAATAAACCTAATGTATGGGAACAAAGCGTGATAGATAACGCAGTAGAATATTCTATTGTAGAGTGGAGGTCACTTGATAGAAGTACCAAAACCATAGTTAAGACTTATGAAGAAGCTAAGAATTTATTTGCAGAAACAATTAAAGAACACACTTCCACATTGGCATATGCAATAGATAACAACGGTAGATATGCAAATCTAAATCATTTACCAGAATTTAAAAGTAGGAGTAAACATGTCAAATCAAAGACCAGGTAAAATTCAAAGTAGACCAGATGTAGGTGGTCAAGACATGAATATGTTAAAGTTTTTTAAAGCTGCTCAAAAAGTTTTAGAAAAAGAAAATAAACCAGACGAAGCATTTAACTTTGAACAAATGGTAGATTGGATCCAATCAGGAAAAAGGTTGCCATTGACAGAGGAAGATGTTATAAAAGCACTAGGAATATAATATGAAATATAATGAAGATAAAATACTAGAAGAAGTTTTAAATTACATCAAAGGTACTTATGGTCAACACTATGCTCAAGTATCTGATGGTGTACAAGTACAAGATTTGTTAAGGTCTTGTGGTATAGATAAAGATTTTTGCCAAGCAAATGCAATTAAATATCTTGCAAGATTTGGTAAGAAAGATGGTCGTAATAGAAAAGACCTGTTAAAAGCTGTACATTACATTGTACTATTGATGAATTCAGAGGACCAAAAAGGAGAAAAGTAATGATTGATGTTCTGAATCATATTGATGACCTAAAGAAAATTCGTGGTTTGATTAAAGGTGGTGACATTAAAACCGCCGTCAAACAATGTGAAGAGTGTATTGCCTACCATCAAAAAGAAGTGGAGGCTTTTGATAAATGGGCTGAGGCTGAAAGTCAAAAAGACTTTCCAGAGGGGGTATCATAGTACACAGACGCTTCGATTCGTCTATCCTGGCGCATCCTGGCAGCTTTTCTGGCGAGAAAAGTCAACAAAAACACGCTTTTTTTAATGCTTGCCATTTCCAGACGGTTGTGGTAGGATAAGTGAATAACAATTGAGAAAGGTTTATATTATGTTTTATTCAAAAGAAACTCTTTTCGCAGAGTTTGATGTTGCGAAATCTAAAGACACGAAAGGTAAGAAAGAGATATACGACAATCGTATTCAATTCTTTAAAGACCATATAGAGTTAAGAAAAAACCATCCAGAGTATTATGATGGTGTTGATGTTAACTTTACAAATCTATTAGAGGCCTATTCAGCGCCTAGTCCAAAAGACCATTTTTATATGAAAGTCTTTGGTAAAACTTATTCTGAAAAAATGGCAGAATCAGAGTTTGATAAATCACAAAGAGAAAGTGTAAAATAATGGCAATTATCTACACAAACAATTCTAGTGGTGCAATTCGTAGGTTGAAAAAGAAAAAACCTACGAAAAGTTACCTTGAGGCTCTTGCTAAACATATCAAGTACCTTAGGTCTATGGGTTTTGATTGTGATGATAATGGTAGAATTAAATTGACAACAGATGGTAGACACACCATTGACATTGCAGAAAGAACAATGCCATTTGAAAGAGAAAAGACTCTATCAGATGTACCTATGTCAAATAAGATTGGTACAGGTGGTACAAAACCTGACAATAGTTGGAGAATTGAAGCATCTAAAAACTTTACGGTAGCTCCAGCTTACAACAAAGGTCCTTATATGGTTATTGCCAAAGAGGACATTAAAACAGCGGGAAGGAAAGTATGACATTTTTAGAAAAAGTGTTTATGGTATTAGCAATGGCGGCTTTCTTAATGATAACAAGTGTTGCTAAAGCAAATCCAGTTACTAACTGGTTGACAAATGAGAAAAACAAAATTGTTGAGTATCAAAAAGTTAATTGGCAAAAAGGTAAAGAACAAACTGCCAATAATTGGAATACAATTAAATCATTTTTTAATAAGGTAGTAAAAGATGAATCACAAAATTAGTGA